TGACAGTAAGTTTGACTGCATTTTATCTTGTTTTAACTTAATTCAAAATTACTCAACTGAATTTTTGAAATCTCAAAAACCCAGTGTTTAAGCCACTTTTAAGGCATTTTAAGTAATTTTGGCAAAAAATAAAAGGCGGTTAAAAAACCACCTTTTTTGGTCGAGGTGACAGGACTTGAACCTGCGGCATCTTGGTCCCAAACCACTTAATAAATGTGTGAAAAGCTTAGTGTTTATCGGACTTTTTAAGTTCAGTTGCCTAACATTTGCCTTGCGTTTATTTTTTAGCTTATTTTACGATTGAGAAAATCATCAAGTTTTTTCGCAGGTGCTTCAGTATCATCTTGCATTAAATGCGTGTAAATGTTCAAGGTGGTTTCGGGTTTGGTATGCCCTAACTGGTGTTGAATGTAGAGAATATCATAGCCCGAATAGAAAAGATTTGTTGCGTGGGTGTGTCTAAGACAATGAGCTGTAAACGGTTCTATGATCTGCGGAATACCGTCGGGGCAGTATTTACTGCGTGGAGCAATGCCGACAATTTTGCCTTGCTGTGAATTGAATGCTTCGAGGTTTAGGCAATTGATGTAACTCTCCCACAATCTCCGCCACGCTGAATTTGTCATAAGTTTGCCTTTGGTGGTTGTGACTACATAATCAAATGGGGAGTGGGGTGCAAGGCTTTTCAGATAGTCTGACAGAACGGTCGGAATATCAACCTTGCGGACACCTGCTTCTGTTTTCGCTCCTGCTTTTATGTAAGAATTGTTTCCGTCAAGAACCAAAGTCTGATGAACATTTATTTTGTTGCGTTTCAAGTCAATATCCGCCCATTGCAAGCCGAGGCATTCACCTCTTCGCAGTCCTGCAAGCAACATAATCATTGCCGGCAATCTTCCTCTGTGCGGAGTGTTGATTATTAGCTTTTGCTCTTCAGGTGACAAGGCTCTGCGTTCTTTTTTCTTTGCCGCATTCTTTGATATTTTGACATATTTCAGTGGGTTGAAGTCGATAGCTCGGTTTTCAATAGCATACTCAAACACTCGGCTTGCGGTTGCGATGAACTCCTTCAGCGATTTTTTCGCTGTGGGTTTGCCTGTTGTTGGGTTCTTAGCGGCTAAGTCAAACACGATTTCCTGAAAGTCGGCAATCGTCAGCTTGTTGATTTTGTAAGGCTCAAGTTCTGCAAAATGTTTGAGATACCGTTCAAGCGTTTTGTATTGCTGTGGTGTTTGCAGTGACCTCTGAACCGTTAGCCAGCGTTTTTTCCAACATCCGTATGTATCATCAGATGAGATATCTATGCCTTTGCCGAGTTTTTGTTTTAATTCGGCGGCAAGCGTTTCAACCTCTTTTCGTGATGTGCCACATACGGATTTGTACTTTCGTTTACCGTTTTCATCTCGTCCGATATAGATGTTCTTCTGATAGCGTCCGTCTTTGCGTTTTTTCATTTTATACACTCCTTTTGTTTGAAAAAAGGGTGCAAAAATCCCCTGATATTCAAAACTTGAAAAATTCAGGGGATTGTGATACAATTATTTTGCGTTTAAATCGTATCATCTGCACCCTGTGTAGATGATTCCGCTCTGTTCGAGTACCAGTCGAGCAGGGCGGATTTTTTTTATTTAATTTTTATTTGCTATGAGCATTTTAACCTTTGCATTATAACTTACTTTATCGTTCTCATCGTAATGTTCACCAATTGTAAAATCGTTAATGCCAAGAATTCGCTCTTGATTTTCTTTAACAAAAGCTACATCTTCTATATGGAGATTGCCGACATCTAAACCGTTGACAAGCACCTTGATTGCAGGCTCGCCTTTATAATCGTATTCCTGTAACTGCACATTAAGCGCTTTGCCTGCTTTTTTGTCAGTTTTGAGTTGTTTAAGTAACTTCTGCCTGCCCTGAAAGGTAACACCTGCAACTTTAAAAACTTTCGTGTGCGACTTGCCCGATTCCGGTTGCATCGCAGGAGTTTTTACCTCTGATTTTGGCTTTTTAAATAATTTTGATAATAATCCCATAATAGCCTCCTCATTGACACATAATGTCAAATATTATATAATAATATTCGAGGAGTTCCTACTTCTCTAATCCTTATTTTGACCGCTCACAGTTGCCGCTGTGGGGGGTTTTTCTTTTTGTTGATAAAATCTGCAAATTGCTCTTTTACCCGCCTTTCAAGCGGATGTAGGTAAAAAGCGTTTCTGCGTTCAAGCTCTGCCATTCTTTCCGCCCTGTAGGTTGCCGCCTCAAGGCTAATGTCACATAAATTTGCAATTGCAGCGGCATTGATTACTTGCATTTCGTGCAACACACAAGCCGGAGCTAACAAGTCCCGAGCAAATACATTTGCCGAATGTTCGGCATCATCAGTTATTAAAAAGCCGTTGCCGTCAGCTTTAAATAAATGCCCTAAGAAAATGTGTCCAAGCTCGTGTGCAATTGTGAATCTGCATCGCTGAGGAGATTGCTCATCAGCATAGACGATGTACAGCTTATCATCTTGCATCAAAGTTATTCCACTCTCATTTTCACTTAGCAGATTGACCGCCGAATTTTTTAATAAAACAATGTCGGTTTGCTTAGCTATTCGGCTTACCTTAACAGGTAGGCTATCTATATTATAATCAATCAAACATTGCCAAGATGCATTGCGTGCCTGTTTGTATTTACCATAATTCAAGTTTTACCACCTCGTAGGTATTGTAACCTATGAGGTGTTTTTTTATTATGTAATGCTTATAAGTCTGTATCGTCAGGCTCAAACTTGCTGAGGTCAGGTAAGTTTACTATTTCAATAGGTTGACTGTTACCCTCACTTCGGGCTGCTTTCACTGTTGGTATTAGATTATTGTTTAAAGATGACACCAAGTCAGCTTGATTTATACATCTTCTATATTCAATATCTAATATTTTATCAACTACTTCTTGACCATAGTTGTCAAGTACACGGTATTTTTTTATTAAACCTTTTTCTGTTCCAGTAAATTCAGAAACTTGTTTTGTATGAACTTTATTTATTAAATCACTAAAATTTATTCCATATATATTACACAATGAAACAAGAGATTCTATGTCAATTTTGCTTTTTGCTCTTTCCCAACTACTTATGTTAGCAGCTGAGCATCCGATAAGTTCTGCAACTTCAGATTGCTTCATATCAATCGACTCTCTTGCTCCTTTTAATAGATTACCTAAATGAGTATAATCAAATATCATTTGAATAACCTCCTCTTTGAGTTTATTATACAAGCGAAATTTGAAAAAGTCAATTATTTTTTAAAGAAAAATCAAAAATAATTTGAAAAAACCGTTGACAATCAAATTAAATTTGTATATAATCAAATTGTAATCAAATTTAATTTGAAAAGAGGTGAAAAAATGAATTTGTATTTAGCTATCGGGTCGTATCTTGAGAATAACGGCATCACGCAAACATATTTATCAGAACGTTCAGGGATGACAACCAATGCACTTAACTTATCGTTAAAAGGTAAACGCAAACTCACAGCCGATGAATATATCAAAATTTGTGATGCTTTAAAAGTCCCTTACGATTTGTTTGTGAAAAAATCGTGAACAGCTTAACGAAATGTTAAAAGCGGATATGCTTGAAGTTTATCGAAACCTCGGTGCTCTTACAAAGCGTATCGCAGAACTTGAAAACCTTATAAACAAGGAAACTACCACACTGAAAAAGAGGTGAGAAGATGGGATTTTTTAATAATTTATTCAACATAGAAAAAGCACCAACAGCCGCCAAGACTGTCAGTGCACCTTATGTTCCGCCTTATCCTTTAGAAAAAGATTTTTATACTTTTGATAAGGTAGAGTGGAGCGGAGCGTTACCACCTCATTCAATGACACTTTCTTTTGTACTTCCTTATTCCGATTGGTGCGAATTTGAAAAGTCAGACCTTTATCGAGATTTGGAGAATTATCTTCAGGAATTACAAAAACGAGGTAACCCGAATGAGAATGTAGGCACTCAAGATTGATAGGCAGATGTTCATTGTATGTCGGAACATACTCATCAACACCTTTTGCCTTGTGATGATAAGAATTAACTTCGTGGGTGTTGTAATCTTCGGTGTACTCTATGCCGTTCAGAACTAATTGAATATCGGTAACAGAAATAGGCAGTTGCGATTTATTGTTAAGTTTATAATGAATGAAAAGTCTTTTCTTTCCCTGCACGCCTAATTTGTATGCGTATTCAAGCATTGTGATTTCCAAATTCACTTTGTGCGAAACAAAATAGTTAATCAGGTTTATTAAAGATATTAAAAAGCCTGCAATGCCTAAAATACCACTAATTATTACCCACATATAATCAGCTCCTTTGCTCGATTATAACATTCGCAAAAGATATTTGCAACCCAACCAAAACTAAGGGGGTGAGATAAGGTGTTTATTCTTGAATGGTTAATGAAGCACCCGATTTTTACATCTATTGCAGTATCCCTGATATCATCAGTGTTATCAGCGTTATTAGTATGCTTGATAGTGTTGACACGATGACGGGTATTGCTACAGAGTTTATCAAAAACTCTTTAATCTTCGTTCTTTCGTGTTCTTTATAATTAAACAATTTATAACTCGGAACAAAATGAACCGTGTCTTCTATTGAAGTTTGAAATGAATCAAAGAAACCTAATTCATTCAATCTCTGACAGCAATAGTGTATTTCAATCTTGCTGAAATTTAGGTGTTTTTGTAAATCTGTTGTTTGAATAATTCTTTCGTCAGGATAATATTTTAAACAGCATTTTACAATCTTTCTGCATTTCTTATCAAGCATATGTACCACTCCTTTGTTTAATATTACCATACAAGGTCGTTTAAAACAATAACACATTGCTTTATTCACAGAAAACAGCGTAAGGAGGTGAAGAAAAGACGGAAGTAATAATAATTTTAGGACTGCTAATGCTTTGCACAGCTTTTGTTTCAGCAGTATTAGCAATAAAAATAGTAGCCGCCCATTTGTATAAAACAATAGACAGCTACCTTGATAAGCACGACGCTCAAATTATGGATCTGATTAAGTGGGCAAAGGAGAATGAAAATTGAACAAGTTTTTAATGTTTGTAGTGTTTATTCTCAACGCAATTAGCTTACTTCTGCTGATTATAGCAATGCTTATCAAAGCAGGAGTTATCCGTTAAGAAAGAAGTATTCAAAAAGTACAATTAGAATTACTGATAATAGGAAAACCGCAATCAACGGCATTGAATATTTAGTGATTCCTAATATTAAAACTTTTATGTTTCGTGTTTTGTATGTATACATCTTTTTATCTAACGGTCTTAAAGGAATTCCTAAAGCACAACAACAATCATCATATTCTTTGTCGACTAATTTTGAAATGCTTTGAAAGTTAATTTTATCTAATGGAAGAGAAAATACATAGCTGAGTTTTCCGCCTGCGATAAGTTTATTATCGGCAATAATATCTTCGCATTTTTCAACGGCTTGTTTAATTTCAGAAGTAATTTCCTTTTTGTACAAATGTTCTTCAAGCAGGTTGAATATGGGGAAAATCACTAATTCATATCGTTCTTTCAGATAGGTTTTGTTCTGTTCCTTTTTAAATAATATCCAAGACAGAACCAAAGTGCATAAGGTTGAAACTGCGGATATTATTAAAGTCAACCACGATAAAATATCATTCATATTTATGCCTCCTTTCATAGTTAATCATAACATTTAAGGTCGTGTAAAGCAATAAAATATCGAAAAGCAGGTGAGAAAATGGCAAAACTTAAACTTATTGACACAGTCGAAATCGTTTCAGACAAAATTACCAACGAAAAATAGGAGGTGTACATATGCCGAGAGAAAGACCTATCATCAATTGGGATGATATACCGTGTGTAGTAGATGTGCCGTATGTGGCACGATTGCTCGCTATGAATCCCGACCATGTTGCAAAACTTGCAAAAGATAACAAAATCCCTGCTTTTAAGATTGAAAAGCTCTGGCGCTTTAAGAAAAACGAAATTGAGCAGTATATAGAGGAGCACAGAAATGGATATTATTGCAAATAACCGCCAAAAGAAAGGAGTATAACAAATGTGGCATTTAAAAAACTACCCGACACGCAGAAAACTGCTCAAAGATGTTAAGGAGTTAAGAGAAGAAAACAAAAATCTCAAAAATGAGTTAAAAAAAGCTCGCATTGATAAATCCCAAGCCGAAGAAAATAGCACAAACGCTCAATATGCATTAAGAGGTTATAAAAATGAGAACACTAAACTCTGTGAAAAACTTTCAATGTATGAATCAGCAAAGGCCGAAACATATGTTTTTGAATGTGTGGGGGTTGAAAATGCCAACGACTACAAGGTTGTTTGATGAAAAGAACATTTTGCGGACCTTAGCAAAATGTTTATCAAATATAAAGGTGGGAAAATATTTTGAATTACACTGATTTTATATCCTCAAACGGATACATATGCACTGAATCTGAGTTTGAAATTGCTAAGGCACACGCTAAGAACAAGTTGGCGGTTATTATCAGCCGATTTGGTGATGCAAACGGTGAACGCCTTGAGGATTATTACCTTGAACAGCTTATCAGGGAAGAACTCAGAGCTGAAAGAGTATCAAAGGCGTTGTTTGAAATGCAACTTGCAGGCAAAGAGAAATCCCGCATTGCTTAGGAACAGCAACACGGGATTAAACAAAAAGAAATTTAAACAAGCTCATTATATCATATTGAATCGAAAAATCAATAGTTAGGAGATATTAAAATGTGCGAAGTATGCAGAAGCACTCCGTGTAATCCGATGTGCCCAAACGCACCGCAAGTACTGGTAATGGGGCATTGCAGAGCGTGCAACGCAGAACTCAGATATGATTATACATATTTCAGAGATACAAATGATGATATTTTCTGTTCTCGTGAATGTGCCGAACTTTTTCACGGCATTACCGAGGAAGAATGGTCAATAGATTAAGGAGGTAACATAAAATGGCCAAAATTACAGAACCCGTTAATTTGCTTGAAACTGCTGATATGGAAGAAGTAAAAAATCTGTCAACAGTTAATGATGCAGAACCTGATTCAACCGATTTAATTCAGGTAGCTCAGATTCCTGTCATCATCGAGAATCTCAAGCTGGTTAAATCTGAAATTGAGAAAAAGGTAAACACTGCCTGCGAAATGATATGTACAGACGAAAACTACAAGGAAATCAAGAAGTTGCGTTCATCGCTCAATAAGGAATTTGCG